TTGGACTTTCAACCAGCGCAAGCATGGTTAGCCGAGTGCTACGCCAAATCAATACTGAATCTGGTGGTAACCCTAAAGCTATGGGTGGTACTGATGGTTTGGCTGACGGACACGCAGAAGGATTGATGCAAGTTAAACCGGGGACATTTAGTGCCTATCACTTAAGCGGTCATAACAATATTTGGAATGGATATGACAATATTTTAGCTGGTTTAAACTACGCAAAGCATCGGTATGGCAGTGGATTAAGCTTTCTTGGTAGCGGGCATGGCTATGCTAATGGTGGAATTGCTAATACTCCATCTATCTTTGGTGAAGCAGGCCCTGAAATGGCGATTCCGCTTTCTATGACGCGTTCTGATAGAGCTAACCAGTTATTAGGTGAAACCGTTGTGCATATGGCTAAAAACAACCCAGATAGGCTAGCACACGAGGGTGACTACTCAACAGGTTCACGTGACCTAACAGAAATCAAAGCACTATTAAAAGATACCCTTGGCACGCTTAATGAAGTTGTTCAAGCCATCTACAATACCGCACTTACTGACCAAACCATTCACAATGCTAATAAGAGAGAAACAGACAAAGTAAATTATCTAAGCAACTTAGGGAAAGGACTAATTTAATATGGCAGAAGAATTGCCTTTAGCAAAACATTCGTTTGAATTTGATGGGATTAGAGCCTATGAAGATTTAGGGCTGGTTGTTGGTCATATTAACTGGCCGACTGGCACTACGATATCACATAGTTCTCAACCAGTTCCTGGACGTTATGGAGATATCCCACAGGGTAAGGCGTATGGTGCGAAGACTTGGCAAATTCCAGTTTCATTCCAAACTTCATCTGATGAAGAACACATGGAAACACTAATCAACATTACCAGAGCATTTACACGCAGGGCAGAGCAAGGTATTTCGTTCCCGATGCGCTTTGGAACTATGCCAGACGTAACTTACTATGGAACGTTTACCGCTTTACCAGAAGCTACACAAATTTCAACTGGAACTAACGATTCACAATTAACCTTAACTTTTGTCGCAGATGATCCCAAAGGCTATAAAGACCCAGTTACCGTCAAAATTACAGATAGCATGTTCGAATATACTCCAGAGGGAACTGGAGAAATCTATCCAGTATTTAGGATTACTCCAAAAAAGGACATGGAAGAAATTGGTGTTGCCTATGGTTCAGACCCTACTAAATACGTTGATGTTGGTTATGATCGGGTAGCTGACGAAGAAGGAAACACAGTTGTTGATAAAGAACCTGTACTGGTTAATGACCCTTGCAACGGTCTTACAACGTGGACGAACATTGCAGACATCTCAAAGATTAATTTTGGAATTAATGGAGTGATTGACGGTTCTGTAATGAGTAATGAAAGTTCTATTTCTGTAAAACGTTCACCTAATAATACAAGTGTTATGTACGACTATGGAGACCCTTTAAAGCACACAGATGGTAAGAGATATGGACCTTTTATCATGCACCAAGGTTTGCCTAGAGCGGTTAAGAATTTTGAAACAGATTTCAGAATTAACCATATAAAGAATTACAGCCGTGCCATTTCAGGCAATGAAGTGTATGGAATTGATTCAAATGGAAAATGTATTTTTAGGGTATCCATGCAAGACGCTATGCAAGGAAGAGCAACTCGTGGGGAAATTCAAATCGGGCCCGAAGGCAAAGCCATTCAAGTATATAAAGGCTATAAAGACTGGCACAATGGTAAAAACTATACTAGTTATGTAACGATTGTAAAACAAGGTAAGACTTATACCAAGAACACTAAAGGTGGTAAAGGTAAAGGGAAGACCAGCGTTAATTATTACCAATCGAACGTGGGTATTGGAAACTTCAATAATACTTCTTTCTTTAATCAAGGATTTGTTCAATGCCGAATCAGGAAAGTTGGATTAAAGGTATGGATTAGTTTATGGAAATGCAATAACAATGATGGCAAAACAGACAAATATATTATTAAAAATAGAGTTATCAATCTTAGACAAGATCAAGACTTTGATTTTGCCACTATTGCATGGCACGCAAATAAAACCAACATCACCGAAGACAAACTTAATCCCCAGACTGGAAAGGTTAATAAACAATACAACTATGGCTGGAACTCTATCACGGCTTATTCAGTTAAAGAAATTTTAGACGATGGCAATGGTAATGAACCACATCCAGTTGTTCACGAAGGGGAAACCGTCGTGATTGATTGTGAACGTAACGAAACTACTTTAATTCATGGTGGTGCGGTCAATTCTTTGGAAAAAAGAGTTTCATTAGGTTCAACTTATCCATCACTTTGGGGCGGTCAATCCGAGGTAATTGGTTTTAATGTAAACCCAGAAGAAGTTGATATTGAAATGACCTATCGACCAACTTATCTATAAGAAAGGAGGACTTTTAGTTGTATGTAATTTTAGATAGAAATCTTGAAAGAGTTGGTTCACTTTCTAATGAGGGTGGAACCCCTTTTTGGGGTGACGAGGTAAGTATTCAAATTGCCGACCAAGACGCTGACATCACGCCATCGGATGTTCCAGTTAGTTACAACGTTGGCGCAAGTCAAACTAACCAAAAGAATTGGAATCATACACTCAATTCTATTAATATTCCTTATGGATACCCAGATACAGACAAGATAGTGATTGGTAGTTCTCTCGCTTACCAAGACCCGACTAACAGTCGCTGGTATGTTATGAGAATAACTAATATTGATGATGGATTCACACCAAGTGGAGTTCACTACAAGAGTGCAATTGGTATAAATTTATCCATTTGGGACATGCTTCACACAAAAACTAATGCATGGAATAATAACGATTCGAGTTGGGATGATGGTGCTGGAGATGTTTATTTAAAGCAAGTTGTAGGTGCTCTTTTAGAGGGAACAGGCTGGGTAGCGGGTGAGATTGATTATTCGGGAGACGCTTTAGGCGTTACGATTAGTGGTATGGATAATGCTCAATCACAATTACAGAACATCTGTAAAACTTTCAATTGTGAAATTGATGCTTATGTGCTTTTTAATAGTGCTGGTCAAATTGTTGAAAAAAGAATCGACTTCGTTAATGAATTAGGTGTCGATGATGGTCGTACAATCCGCTTTGGTGATGATTTAATTGACATGAAACGTAAAACCACGGACGCCAATTTAATTACTCGCTTATATCCTTACAACGTTAATGGTACAGGAATTGAATCTGTTAACGGCGGAAAGGGATATATAGAAGACGAAAAAGCTAACAACTTGTATTCGTCTGGTGTCTTAAATATTGACGGTGCTAATTTCCTAGAGGGTACGGTACAATCGAGTACTATTGCCAATTTAAGTTCTTTAAAAGAATGGGCTAAAACGCAAGTGTTGCCGAAGTTCAATCATCCACGTATTAACTATGAAATTACTTTAAGCAATAATTTCAAAGCTGGTTTAGGTGATACGATTCGAATTTTAGACCCGAAAATGTCACCAGAGGCAGGCGTGAAAAGCCGTGTAATTCAACGAACAATCTCACAAGCTGACCCTAACCAGAATAAGGTTATTGTAGGCGAGTTTGTAACCTTACAAGTTGTAACTCCTAGTATTATCCGACAAATACAGAACGATATTGACAATAAAGTAAGAGATTTAATTAACGATTTACGCAACGGCAAAAAGACGGCATCGGTTCAGTTAATTACACCAACTGGAAAGAGTTGGAGTAAAGAAGACCATAGCAAGACAATCATTGCTAGAGTGTTTGTAGACGGTACTAATTTAACTAGTTACCTGAGTAAATCAGCCTTTATCTGGTCTAAAACCAACGCTGTAACTGGTGTTCATGACTTAGTTTGGGAAGAAAAACATAAAGACGACGGTTATCAGGTAACTCTTGATGATGGCGACGTAGGTAATATTACCTGCACCATTGAAGGAGACTACTTAAAAACCGAAGCAGAGCTATCAATCAGTATTGATAACTCTCTTTTTTTCGACAAAAAACGGGTAGATTTACCAAAAGATCATTGGGGCGACCCTATTGCAGGTGCATTTCAATACCAATGGTATGACGAAGTCAACCAGATGCTAATTACTTCAGTTGCATATACAGAAGGTACAAAAGGAAAAGGCAATCGTTCTAATGCAGATGATACTAAATATCATCGCTTTAAGTTAGACGGCACGTACGTCGATTCTATGGTCGTACAAGGTGGTGGTCACGGTAGTAGTTTTGGAGCACATTTAGTTGATGGTGTGCCAGAGATATGGACGTTGTCTACTAACACGGCAGGTGGCAATATTTCCTTAGGTAGGTTTAAGTGGACACCTAATGCGGTTGTAAACCAAGGTAACGGAGTAGAAGTTCTCGCTAAAATTCCCTCAATAGACGGTCATTGGTTTAGACGGATTTCTTGTGATTTTGAGCAAGGCTGGGTGTTATCAGTTATGGCAGGTGGACCTGTTGAAGTATTGAAAATCGATGATTTACTTGCTGGAAAGTGGAATGCCATTTACAGCTTTAAAATTCAGCAATTTGGTTTTAATCCTGTAGGCAATACGCAACCAAACTTCAACACCATGCAATCTAATGACATTCATTTTCCTTATATGTTTATTAATTCGGGGGATGCAAACAAGAAAGATCCTAGAATTCTAAGTTGTATTAATGTTGTTACGGAATCGGAAGTTTTTCGTCGTGAGAACTTGATTGAAACATTCGGGGATAAATGGGTAGATAACTTTTTTGAACCCGAAACAATCGGCTATTATCACGATAAAGATGGGGCTTACGTACTTCAAGGCTTTGGTATGTTAACCAGAGAAAACAACGTCACCTATCTTCATAGAACACTGTTCAAGACTCGTTTAAATGTACGTGACGATAGCGGTGATAAAAAGAATTATATCGATAAAGACACTAGCGGGGAGGAAGGTGATGCAGCATGAGTTCAATCGGACAAGGTAGTATAAGTATTGATGAAAGCACTCGTATTGGTGAAAATGCACAAGATACAGCAAACGAAGTGGCAGGTAATGTTAATGACATCAATAGCGACAACAAACTTACTCCCAGCGAAAAGATAAAACTAAAACAAGAATATGACAAAGATTTAAAGCTCTATACAATTGATACATCACAGTTACAATCCGCTGATTTACCAACAACGGAATTAGAAACCGCTATGAATAATTTAACGGCTTTTATAACTCCACTGTTCAAAGAAATGAATAGAACTTCAACTGTAGATAGGGGTGCTTTAGATAGCGTATTTACAGCGTTTGCCACGGCAGACAAGAATGCTTCTCAAGCTTTTGTAAACAAGGTTCAACAAGTAGCAGACGATGCTAAAAAGGCTGGAGACGATGCAAAACAAGCTGGTGAGGAAGCACAAGAACTCGGGCAGGAAGCTAAAAAGTCCGCTGAACAAGCGCAAACAGACGCCACTCAAGCAAAAGCAGACGCATCTACCGCTCAACAAAAGGCTCAGTCTAGTATTGACCAATTAAATGAAGCTACCAAAAAGTTCGATGGCGAGATTACCAACGTTAAAAATAGTGCTCAAAAAGCTTTAGATAATATCACAGTAGTTGATTCCAGAGTTGACGAATTATCAGATTCAACTACGGCTCAATTCAATACTTTGAATAATGGTTATCAAGAAGTGATTAGTACAGTTAATAACATGGATATCGGTGGTCGAAATATTGTTCTTGATAGTAATAACATGGAGAGCTTTAGAATCTGGAAAGTAGATGGTGATTCTAAGCTTTCAGATGATAAAAAAGAGATAACTGTAACCACTTCACATGGTGGGATTGATATTGGAAAGAAAAATTTATCGGAATATCTTCCTAACAAGGGAGATACCATTATGATTTCAGCTGATGTTAAGGGTAATTCACATCTTCAATTTAATTATAACGACGGTAACAGTTTTGTTGGACAGGGGACTAATATTGCTGTTACGACAGAGTACAAAAGATATTTCACAACATTTGAATGGAATCCTGTGAATTTAGATGAAACCGAGTTTGCTATTTTTGCAACGGGTAGTGCAGAACAATATTTAACAATTAAAAATGTGAAGATAGAAATAGGTAATAAAGTAACTGATTGGTCTCCAGCGCCAGAAGATTTTGCCAGTCAAACACAAATTACAGCTTTAAGTAATTTGATTGACCAGAAAGTTTCTAACGATCAATATCAATCAGACAAAACGCAAACAGCTGATTTGATTGCAAGCAAGGTAGCTACTAAGGACTTTTCAGCCTACCAAGATATGACTGCTAAAGAGTTTAGTAGCACTATAGAAGCTGTTCAAACACAAGTTCAAGATAGTGCTGTCGGGACTAACCTAGTTAAGGACAGTGAACAAGAGTTTACAGGTAAGGCTTACGATTTCCACGATTATAATTTGGCTAGTCTGACCGAATTGACGCCCGGCGAAACCTATACAATGTCGTTTAGTTCGAAGGTAGATGACAAGGCAATCAACTGCCAGCAACAAGTATTCATTGACATATCTAATCCATCGTGGAGCTATGAGAAGCGTAATTATGTGCCTAGCTCAACTGATTACCAGCGGGTCACTTACACATTTACAATTCCCGAAGGTCAAACAGGTGTTGCCGTTATATCGGTTTATCTGACTCATCCAGTCATTAATGGTAATCCTGACCCTAGCTCTGACAAGAGTGATGTCGCAGGAACTGGATATGTCAAAGAATTTAAACTAGAAAAAGGTTCACATGCAACAGATTATTCGGTCAGCCCTAAGGACATAGCTACGCAGTCTCAAATCACACAGTTAAGCGGTGAGATAGAGCAGAAAGTTGATAGTGGTGATTTTTCAACCTACAAAACGCAAACAGCTGACTTAATCGAATCAAGAGTTGATAATGGTACTTATCAGTCAGATAAGACACAAACCGCTGACTTAATCAGTCAAACAGTCAAAAAAAATGATGTAGTTAACCAAATTAATGTCAGTACTGAAGGAATCTTAATTGATGGTAAAAAGGTTCATATAACTGGTAACACGTCAATTGATAATGCCGTAATCAAAAATTCCATGATTGCCAATGCAGCTATCAATACAGCACAAATTGCAAATGGTGCGATCAATAACGCTAAAATTGCGAACGCAGCTATTGATGATGCCAAGATATCGAATCTGGACGGTAATAAGATTATTGCCGGAAGTATTGCTGCTAGCAAGATTGATGTTAACGACTTAATTGCTAATGGTATTAATACTAAAACATTGACGTCGGTTAACTTGAATACTAGTACGTTGACAACTCCTCAACTTAACCTTGGATTGAATGGAACGTTTACCGAAGATTTTGATTACACACAACCAACTTCAATGTTCTTACCAAAGAAAAATAAGGGGACGCTAACCTTTAACCATGGTGTACTTCAGTCTAAAGGTGATATGCAGACTTACGTTGATGGCAAATGGGGTGGAATGAATGATAATTACACCTTCCAAGCTGGACTTGATAATTCACAATGGACAGAAGTTGCCCCTGGCTATATCAAATTTGATTTATTCAAACAAAATGATACTGATGTTTTAGAGCGTACCTATATAGACCCGACAGGTTACTACTACACATCAAGAAATGGTACTGCTAGTTATTTAGGTAATGCTCTGCAAACTTCTCAAGTTCAAGCTCCTAGTGTGTTCACTAAGTATATTGGTCCAGTCGATGGGAAATCGCATATACAGATTGGCAATAACGGTGACCACTACGGTTTACAAGTTGGGTTTTATGCTGGAAATGAAGCCGTCTTAAGTGACTTCATATATAACTCTACAACGAGTGGAGCGGCAAATGTCAATATCACTTCAAATGGTCATCTAGTTCGATCAACTTCTGCCTCGAAGTATAAGTACAACATTAAAAATCCGGATATTGAAACAACCTTGGGTGACAGATTGTTAAATGTACACTTGGCAACGTGGAACGATAAACGTGCTGTAGATTCGTACGCAGAGCAGCTAAACACAGGAGAAGAAAGAGAAAAATCTTCAATTGATAAATATTATGGTCTCATTGCTGAACAATTAAGAGATGCTGGTTTGGATATGTTTATTAGTTATGGTAAGAACCATGAAATAGAGGGTATTCAATACGACAGAGCATGGATTCCACTTTTATCTGTCATTAGAAGATTAAACGATAAAGTAAATGAATATGAATTAAGATTAAGTAAATTGGAGGGAGCAAACAAATGAATGACTTACAGATAACAACAATCACCCTTGCTAACAATGATGATTTAGGAAATGGTTCAACTAAACGAAAAATCGGTTATACAGGTTCTTTCCCAGACGGAACGCATACAGAGGGATTTATTTTACTAAGTGAAGACGAGTTCTTAAAAACTAATTTCTTTGACTTAGTAAAAGTTATCGGAGATAAATTAATTAATAACTTAGGAGGACAAACTAGTGAAAAGTAACAAAAATGAACAAAACGAAGTTGAAGAATTAAAAAATCAACTAGAGGCGGAACAACGTAATAATAAAGTTTTACAAGAACTGGCATCTAGTCGTTTAGCTCGTGTTAACCAATTAGAAGTAGAAGTAGCATCATACAAAGTTATGCTATCAGAACAAAACAAATAGGAGGAAAACAATCATGGCATTATCAACTAATCAAAGTATTTCATTAACTGGCACATCAACAATCAACGGTCAACAGGTGGCAACATTCTCGACCGTAGTATCTAAAGGACTATCATATACATCAGTCTCAATGCAAATTACCGACCAAGACTTGTATGAAAATAATAAAGCTGAAGTACGTAAAGATCGGAATGATTTTCAAACGGTGGCCGATAACTTATCCGATAGCTTAGATGCAGGTTCCGTTAAAAGCACTGAACAAACAGCCTAACGATTTAAAAGAAAGAAGATGATATCTTGCATGTATTGTTAGGGCTGTCTTGGGGAGAGTGGGCATCAATCACAACTATCATTCTTTTTATGGTAGGTATGGTTAGCCTACTTTTAAAGTACGTCGTTTTTGGTCCATTTCAAGACGACATAAAAGATTTAAACAAAAATTTTAAAACTCTCAATGATAATCTAAGAGAAATAAGGGTTAGTATTGCGGAGCTAGATAAGCGAGTAGACGAACACGACCGGCGGTTAGACCGCCACCACGAAAGGATTCAGGATTTACGCGATAAAATACGGAAAGGGAGAAAATATTAATGAAGAATATTAAAAATATAAACTGGCAT